TAGTTCAGTGCATTGGGGCGCACCGAAAAGGCATTTAAGGCCCCCTCCTCGGAGAGGATGAGCGGCGGGTCGACCATGCGGTGCGCCATCCGAAGCATGGTCTTTTCCATTTCCTGCAGGGACTTGATGTCGGCCAGAGCCTCCATCGCAGGTGACCGCCCATAAATCTCACGCGGGCCGGTGACATACCGACCCACCGCATACGGCTGCACCCGGTAGCCGCCGTCCTGCAAGAGGACGCTGCCCTCGCGCGCGACGTAGCGGGACTGGAACTGCATCCCCTCCGGGCCTGCGCGGCCTTGGCGGTAGTCGCCATTCGGCTTCACGCAATGCACGAACTCAAACATGTCGTTGCCGCGGGAGGCGGCGGCGGACTTGATGCCACGCGGGAGTTTCTCCTCCCAGCCGGGGATCTGCATCGCCTGTCGCGCCGTGAGCGTGAAGCAGCGGTAGACCGTGTCCACCCGCCCGCTATGGTCGAGGTCGATTACGAGCTCGGACAGCGGGATGGCGCGGTAGCGCAGCGTCACGCCCGGGATCTCGTCGATGAACAGGCACGAGGTGCCGAACGACCCGAGGCTCATGTAGCACTCAAACGCCTGCGAGGCGAAGTTGGCGGTCGGCGCATACCGCTGGCGGAACAGGACATCGCGCAGGGCATCGCACCACCGCTGCACCGCCACGTTCTCGTCGAGCTCGGGGATGCCGGTGTGCAGACCGTGCCAGACCTGCGTGGCCGGGGTCAGCATCGAATCCATCGCGGCTGCGAACCGGGGCAGGGCGCGCTGCGCGGTCGAGTCGAAGATCTTCTCCGACCGCTTCTCACCCGGGGTGCGCCAGCCGGTCATCTCGGCCATGCTCGGCCAGACCCGCTCGGCCACCTCCTGCCAGTGCTGCTCCCATGTCCCACGCGCGCCCTTCAGGCGATCGTAGTCCTCCAGCACTTCGGTTGCGCGTGAGTCAGCCATGGTCACTCCCAGAGCAGGAAGTAGCCGTTCTCGAGGGTCAGGTTGTCACCCGCCTCGGTCACGAGGTTGCCGACCGGTTGGTCATTGCCGGTCCCGTCACGCCGCAGCGTCCGGTCGGCGGTGCGCTCGGCCGTGCGCGGCCACGTACGCATCAGAACCCCGGCGCGGGGATGCGGAGCGCGACGGCGAAGACGGCGGTCGCGGTGGCGATGTTGCAGCGGATCTCGCCGGCCCCGAGCTCGAAGATGCCGCCGCCGGCAGCGGTCAGGGTCGTGTCGATGCCGACATCCTGCGCGGTGCCATTCGGACCCTTGCACTCGAGCTTGACGGTGCCGGGGAAGGTGCCTTCCACCCGGAACTCACCGCGGCCACCCGGCCATTGGAACCACGCGCCAGTCGCGCTGGCATTCGTTGCGAGTCTGATGCCTGTCGCCATATCTGTCTCCGATTAGGCCGCAACGGCCTTGATGACTGCGAACGTGATGACAGGCGTATCGGTCCCGGCTGATGGGACCGTGCCATTGTCGATGTTGCCGACCGAGATGGTGCATTGACCGGCGCTGACCGCGACCACCTGGACGTTGTAATACTTGGCCGTTCCAGCCGTCAGGCCGGACTTGATGCTCGTCACCACCACGTCACCGGCCTCGATGGCGCTGTTCGTCAGCACGAACTGGTCAGCCTCGTGACCGGAGATCGACGCAGCAAAGAGCGTGATTTGCCCGCAGATGGCGTTCAACGTCACCCCGGTCGTGCGTGAAGTTGCTTGCGTGACCACTCCACCCGCGCCGGTCGCGTACCCCAGACCGCCAGAGGCCGAGGTTGAGCGGATGGAACTCGCCGCCGTTACCGCACCGGCCTTGGTCACCTGGAACCGGGCAGCTCCGCCGACGAGCAGGTTGAGCAGCATCGACCCGGCAGCACTGGCCGTGTCGGTGACGTCCATCTTGATGGCCGAGAAGGTCGTGGCAACGTTGTTCCAAACGTTCACCAAGTCCCCGACCGCAGCGCCTGCCAGCGCCTTGGCCGTGACTTTCTTGGTCTCACCTGCGCCGACATCGACAATCGGCACGACGTCGACCGGCGAGTCGAGGTCGGTCTGCGCCAGACTGTCGAACTGGCTGATCTTCTTCGTCGCCATTACATGCCGCCGCCCAGCAGCCGGGTGGCACCGACCCCGCCCTGCATCCGGGTCTCAGGGGTGGACATCATCGTGGCGGCGCGCCCGCGACGGCGGCGCATCCGGGTGGACTCGATCTCGCGCTGCTTCGCCACGTCGGTCTCGGGCGGCGGGGGAGGCGGCTCGACCTTCGGCATCTTGGGTTTGAACAGGCCGGACATAACGCACCTCGCGGTCGTGGTTGCGGCGAGTCTAGCCGAGGATTGAGTAGTCCGCTACTGCCGCCCCGGGCCTTGCCCGCTGGCTCGTGCCGCGGAACGGGCGCCGCCCCTTGGCGAGGTAGCGCAGGGCATCGGCGTGGTGGCTCGACCAGTCATGCAGCGGGCGATCCTTGAACCGCTGGAGCCGCTCGTCATACTCCCGGCGGTACTGCCGGATGGCATCCATCGCGCGCGACATCCTGGCCTTGGCATCCTCCGGCTCCTCGCCGGGGAACGTGTCCGGGTTCGCGTTCCACTCAACCGTCGGCAGCATCTGGCGCACCGCGTTGATGCCATCGTCAACGGAGTCGGCCTCGAGGACCCGCGGCTTCAGGCCGTAGCCGGCGGCGGTCTCGAGCCGGGACTTGCCGCTGCCCCACTCCTTCACCGCCCCGTCGTGCGGCCAGATATGGTCGCCGTAGACGTAGTCCATGGCCAGGAGCTTCTTGGCATACCAGTCCAGACCGACGCCCGACCCCTCGAGGACGTTGATGATGCGGATCTTGTGGCCGACGAACTGGTAGAACCAGATGACCGTAGAGTCGCCGATGCCGATGTCCCATGCGGTGCCGACCGGTTGGCCGACCACGTGCGGGAAGGGGCCGACCCGCCCGTCCTGCTCGGCCTTGAGGATGGCATCGCCGTAGTATGAGCCGGGGATGTCGGCATCGAAGTCGCAGTAATACTCCTGCCGGATGATGGCCTCGGCTTCCTTGTCGCCGCGCTCGACCTTCAGCTCCTTGCGCTCGCGTCGGATGGTCTCGATCGGGATCGCGCCTGTGTCCTCAACCGTCAGCACCTGCCCGAACCAGTCGCGGTCCTTCCGGGCGTAGTCCACCATCCTGGCGAAGTGGTTCCGGCCACGCGGGGTGCTGATGAAGATGGCCCAGCCGTTGTTCTCCGCGAGGATGGGGCGCAGGAAGGCCCATGCGTTGGGGTCGGCGAGCGCGTACTCAGAGAACACCACCCCCATGGGCGGCGAGCCGATCAGGCTGTTGTAGTTGTCGCTGCCGACCACCTGCCAGGTGCTGCCGTTCTTGAACCGCAGGAACATGTCCTGCTCGCGGGTGGTCTCCCGCAGCTCAGGCGGGAAGGCGGCGTCGATGCGGCGCCGACCAGTGTGCGGGTCCACCGCGTCCCAGATGGCCTTACGCGACTGATTGGCCTGCGGGAGCATGTGCCAGATGCCACCCACCCGGGTCATGGCGCTGACCGCCGCCCAGTGCAGGGACAGGTCGTCCTTGCCGGATCTGCGGTGCCACGCGAGCGCGAGCCGCTTGCAGCCGCGCTCGAGCGCCGACCATGCGGGCATCTGGTAGTGGCGCGGCCTCCAGCCGTTAGCCGGCAGGTGGATCGGCATCGGTGAACCGCACGACGTTGACCGTCAGGCCGACGCTGCCCGAATGCTCGACCTCGGCCTTGTCGCCGTACCGCTTGGGCAGGAACTTGGAGGCGAACCACTTGCGGGCATCGAGCTCGACCCGGGCCTGCTGCGCGTCGATGACGCCGTTCCGCATGTCCTCGATGACCTGCTCGGCTTTCTCGACCTGATCCTGCGCCAATGCTTCCAATGCGCGCGCGTAACTGTCACCAGCTGTTACCTTCAGCGCCGCGGCTCGGAAGGTCGCCCGATTGATGCCGACCTGCAGACAGGCGGCGTTCT